ACGCCAGCAGGGCCGACGAAATTAGCTGCCATTGTTAAGCTCCGGCGCTACCGTAGATGGCGCGTGGATCAGACCAACCGAAGGAGTAACGAGCAGTTGCTTTGAACTTGGCGTTCTCAGTATCGAAATCGTTATCCATTTCGAAAGCATCACCACGACGCTCGAAGTACTTAATACCATCCTTAACGTTAGTACGAATGAACCAAGCATCAGCATCGGTTAGATAGTGATTGATGGTAACATTGCTAAATAGACCCATGTCCTTGAGAACGTTCGGATCATTTAGATCAGTACCAACACGACCATCAGCACCAAGAATGCGCTTGACTTCAAAAGTCTGTTGATAAGGAATAACAAGTTGTTGAGGACGAGCAGCGATCAGAAGACCACGATCATCACGGAAACCTGCAATATCAATAACAGCTTGTTCAAGAGCAGCTTCTGATAGGTCAGCAGCAGTAGCAATCTTGTTAGAGAAAGTACCACCAGCAACGTTAGGATGAGAAGCGGAGATTAGTTCAACACCATCGCCACCCTTATAGGTAGAATCGAATGCGCGATTGTAAATATTCGCACCAACGATTTCCTTGGTTTGACGCATTGAGCGGGCAAGAGCCTTAGCCTTTTGTGCACCAACCTTACCATACTGGTCATCTTCAAAGATTTCACGAGTAACGATAAAACCAAGAGCATACACAACATGGTTGTATCGTGAGGTGAAGCCTTGACGCTCAGTATCGTATTGGATTGGAGCGCCTTCGTTCTTAACAGCCGCTAGGCCAAAAGAACTTAGACCGAGGTCTTCTTCATAAGCACGATCAGAAGAATTCTTCTCGAAGAGCTTATCCCATTCAACTGGGTAGTCCGCGTACTCTTTACCATAAATGGAATTGAGGCCGGGCCAAAGTAGTTTTGCAAAACTGGAACTAGTAATAATACCTGACATTTTCTATACCTTTCTATTAAACGCCTACAGTTCCGACAGACTTGAACTGGTGGTTGTTGATTTGAACTAGAACTTTAGTATAGTTGCCAGTTACTTCGTTATCAATCTTCTTGCTAACACCAAGAATCTTGAACGGTAGAGTTGCAGCAGTACCCTTGTCAGACATATTTAGTGAGTGGGCTGAGTTACCTGTGGTGGTAGAACCGGAGCCAGCGAAGATGTTTGCATTTTGACCAATGTCTGCAACAGCGAAGGAATACGCAGAACCAGCAGCGGTAGCTTCAACTTCATAAATTAGATCAGGAGCATCAGCTACAAGAACATACTGTTCAACAGAACCGGGACGATATACAGGAGTATCAAGAGAGATACTACCAGCAGACATGCGACCTTCAACTGGATCGAGCTTGGTATTGATAACACCAACAACGACGCCAAGAGCAGGTTGACCAGTACCAGCAACACCAGCAGCATGTGCAGTTACATATTGGATACCGGCAGCATTACCGTCAGCAGCGAGTTTAACAACGTCGCCTACGAAAAGTGCAGTGGAGTCACCAGAAGCGACACCATAAATGTTAGCTTGGCCGTTATATGGGGCACCAGTAACATGTTTAACGGGACGAAAGCCGTTAATCTTGGAAGTATTTGCCATACTTATATTTTCCTTTGAGGTTAATAGAAGCTAACCTCAGAGCATTAGGTAATGTTTAATTTACCGTACATACCTTGAGAAGCTTCTTGTTTCATTGCCTGCTCAGTTTCATTAATTTGAGCAGCCTTTGCAGCTTGATCTTCTTCATAGTATTCTTTCTTAGTACGCATTAGGTAAGAAACAGTACCATCATTACTAGTAACCCGTTTACCGGAACCAATATCAGAAGGATCAAACACACGAGAATCTCCAACAACTAAATCAGAGTCTTGAACAAACTCATATCCAGCGGCTTGGAAATTAGCAATACGACTACCAGTGTCATTAACGAAACGATAGACATAGTTGGGGTCTTTATCCCCAGCGATGGATTGCGGTCCACGCTGATTCAACGATTTACGCGCTACGCGTTCTTTAGTAACTCGACTCATTATTTGACACCTCTCATTTGCTTAACTTGTGCAATATAATCTTCTTTGGACATAACACCTGCACGAACGAATGTATTCATTACTTTACGCTCATCGTCGGTAAGTTCAAATGAACTCTTGTTAGCTGCCCCTGTACTGGCCCCTTCAACTGTAGAAGGTTTCTCTCTATTAGGATTCACGAACTTAGTTGAGAACCGGGTTCGTACTTCCTTTGTTACATACTGAAGAACTTCTTCAGGATCAATACCAGGATTGCTTGCAGCATAACCGGCTCCCAAAGTGTCAGCATATTTACGCATTTCAGTATCCTTCTCATACCACTTATTCGCAGATATCCAGTTAAGGAATCGCGGATCAGGTTGATTCGGAGTATTCTGTTGTACAACCTCACGTGCTTTTTGTTCAGCTTTAAGGTCTGTTAGAAGTTCGGTAGTTTCGAGATACCCGTCTGAATTGCCTTCTTCTAGATGCTTCTTTTGAAGCGCCTTCAATTCAGTCAATGCACGATTATACTCTGTTTCACGAACCTTGGTATGATGATCTTGAAGCATCTTAAGTGCCTTGCGGGTTTCCTTAAGTTCCTTACCCATGTGATCAATCTTACCAAACAACTCACCGCGCTCTACAAACTCCTTTGGACCCCTCCATTTTTCAGGGTCCCCTGTGTACTCCTCTTTTGGAACCCATCCCTGTGCTCGGGCTTGATCTTCAATAGGGTCTACTTGTGGAGTAGACTCTGGAGTTTCTACAACTGGGGTATCAGGTACAACTTCTGGTTGAACTGCTTGTAGTTCTTCACTCATTCTTAGTCCTCAATCTTTGCGAGAATATCTATATCATTCACTAGGACAAACTCAGTCCCATCCTTATCTTTAATGACCTTGCCGCTGTAACGTGCGAAGGAGACTCGATCACCGCCTTTCAGAATCGTTGGGTCACTGCCGTAATCAATGAAGGCGCGAGGCCCAACTGTAACAACGGTTCCATACTCAACTGCTTTACGTTCTTTCTCAGTTACCATATCAGGAATCACGATCCCACTAGCAGTCTTAGTTTCCACTTCGTCTGGCTTAATGAGAATTGTATGTAGGAGGGGAAGAATCATTCTACACCCTCCAGATCATCAATTCGAAAATCTTGAATCTCTCGATACGCTTGAATCAAACCACGGAGATAATTATCCTGATTTGCGTTTATACCTGCTTGAACGGATAGTATCTCCTTTGCGCCTTCGATACGTTCTTGGGCGGCTTGGAAGAATGCTTTGGTTACAAAGTCACCCTTCCAGTTTTCAAAATCACTTTGATTGGGAATTGCCATTCTGGTTTGCCCTCTTCTTTAGAGTTTGTTGTTGTGTTTTTGCAGCTTCGGCTTGATGCTGCATTTGTTGCTGATGAGACATGGCTTGTGTAGCCATATTCATCTTGGCCTGTTGGCCTTGGATTTGCATTTTCTGTCCAGCTTCAGCTTGAGATAGATGTGCTTTTAGAATAGCCTCCATTTGTTTGGCCTTAAGTTCTTGTTGAACTTGTGCAGCCTTCATTTGAAGTTCTTGTTCTTTTGCAGCACCTTCTAGTTGCATCTTATGCTGAGCAGCTTGCATAGCCATTTGAGCTTTTTGCTGATCTACCTGTGCCTTAGCTTTGATAGCTTCCATCTTAGGATCAGGCGGGGGTGGACTAGGTTGCTTCATATATTTCTGAGGTTCGGCAATCTCATGAGCCTCTAGATATAGTTGAGTTACAGCCATTGGGTCAATTGTACCTAACTGTAGAAGCTGCATCAAGGCTTGAACCTTAGCCTGTTTCTCTTGTGAAGAAACTGCTGTAGGATCAGCACCGGGAATAATTTCATTCTCAGAACCTTGATAATCTGATTGAGGAACTTCAATATCCAGAACATCAATATACTCTTCTGGATTTAGGTAGGTACGATTGAGTTTATAAATTTTACGGAACTCAGAGGTAAGAGAACGATACACACGCTTATACACAGCCGTGAATACTTTCATACCTTGTTCGATAGTCGCCATAGTAGTCGTGGCAGGAGTATTCTGTCCCGGCATTTTACCCACGAAAATTTCTGCTACGGAGGCCAGTTCTTTTCCAGACTTCAATAGAAGGTCTAGAAGGTTGAATAGGACTTGTGAAGGTTCCCGAACCGGAAGAGGGAAAATCTGTTTCTTGAGATCATCACCTACTGCGTTTACTGCTTTCCACTCTCCGGGTTGGAACCGTGACTCGCCCATTTTGATTCGTAATCCTTTACCAATGAATCCAGCCTGAAGATTAGAGAGCGAACCCGCATCGACCAACTGATTAATAATAGTATTAGCAGAATTGTTAATAGGGCCGAGTAGACGGCCAAAACCAATATCATAGAAACCACCATCAGGATTAGGAATGAAACTATACTTAGTATAATACTGAATAGCCTCAATGGACACAACCTTCTGCTTCTCGTTTACAATCACACTCTCCTCAGCAAAGCGAGGAACAATGCGCAGAACTTTTTTTGAAGCAAGGTCTACTGTAACGATGTAAGGTTCACTATATCCATCATCATCCAAATCTAGATATGTGTGTTGCTCTAAAAGAGTATAAGGAGTTGTTTCATCCTCAACAGCAGAATGCTGAAAAGCTGTATTAACTGTGGTGGTTGGATCAGACACATCTGCCTGTGGATCACCTAGATCAACATCCAGATACACACCCTGATTTTTACGTTCAGTAATTTTACGTTTAGTGGCGAAGAGAACTTCAGTAACACGTTCAGCTTCGTCAAGAGACTTACAATAATAATTTACAACAAGTGTTTTTGGTAGGACTAGTGTTGAGCAATTACGTTGTTTACCCGCGTCCCAATAAGTTTTCTTAAAACATGTGCCAGCAATTGGAAGAGCAATGAGAAGACGATCCATATCCTCTTCCCAATCTTCCATCTCATCGAGAAGTTGATAAGACATGTGCTTGGATACACGATGTGCACGAGCAGCCTTTTGACCATCCATATCATATCCAACGACACGACACTTAACGATCTTACCGTCACTGGGAACTAATGTAGGATATGCACGGGCTGCGAATTGCATAGCAGCAGTAGCAAGAAGTGGATACTTAATATTAGCTGCGTTAGGCCAAGGAAAGGTTTTTTGTGATGTTACTTGTAGAGCAAGTTCTGTCCACGTCTTTAAGTCTTGTTCCCACGGGCGGCGAGATTCAAGATCAGTCTCATAACCAGAAACTGCGGTATCACCAATCTTTTGTAGTTGTTCATCTGTTAGCTTTTCAGCAACATTAACAGAACCCAATATAGTTTCAATTTTCATTAGTAACCCGTCATTAAATCTCTGCCTTCATCATGATTGCCAGAGCGTTCATATTCTTCTTCATATTCTTCCTCTTTAATTTCATCAGAGGTTAAACCCTCAGTCATTAAATCAATTAGGATACCCTGATAAGATAATGCATCCACAACGTCATCATGCTTTGCACGAGGGAAGGACATACACTCATCTTCAAATGTTAACCACCAGTCAGCTTGCTTGTCGAACTTAACCATACCTGCATGCATACGAGCTTGAATGGATCGTGCACGTTGAATCTTATCCTGTCTGTGGGGCTTAAGCATTAGCACATTCATATATGTACCTGTCTCAGCCATCTCACGATTGAGATATGGACCAATAGCTTTCGAGATTTGTGTGTCTTCAATACCTACAGCTAAAGGATTATACACCTTCTGTAGAGACAACAATGTAGCCACAATCTCATCACCAGACAAACGTTCACGAATACAATTTACAATATGCAGTTGACCATTCGAGTCCATACCACCCACAAGGATAGCTGTGTAGTCAGCACGATCTTTCTCAGAAATGGCTAAGTCAGCAGTGATGTAGAAGGTTTTATTCTTCTTTAAATCCTCTGCTGTCATAGTTAGGAAGTCACCCTTGCGGAAGTAACGAATGGAGTCATCTACTGGATTACAGAGAATCTCACATGCATATACTTCAGGGATACCCTGCTCTGCGAAGTCTTGTTTAAGTTCTTGGAAGAACTCTTTAGTCTTACGCTCAGGCCAGAGAAGCTTGGAAAAATCAGCATTATGTGCACGATACTTAACAGCTTTCCACATACCCTTCTTTTTGGGAGACCAAACCTTGAGGTCTTCTACTACAGTGTCCTTAGCGTTCTCGCGCGGCATCAGAGCTTCTAGTGGATCGTCTAGATTCATTGGTGTACCAACGAAACGGATGATACCTCTCTCTGATCTACATGGAATTAAGGAACCGTAGACCCACCGGCGTAGTTTGTCTCGACGTTCCTTGTTAGCAACAAGCTCTTCGTTCATCAAATCATCAATTAGGATAAGGTCAGGACGCTGTCCGTCCCATAACATACCCCGTAGTTTTTGTTCAGCACCCTTTGCTACGATACGAAAACGACTACCATCTGCGAATTTCACGATGATGTCAGTCTCGGTATCTTTTTCAAAAACAACACCCTTTTCTCCTACCTGAAGACCAAAAAGCTCCTGAATTTCCTTAGAATCATACAAGATTTGTTTGATTTGTCCTAGGAATAAGGAGGCTTGTGTCTCAGTGTCAGCCACAATAATTGCATATTTCCTATTACGGAACAGCACGGCTGCGAGTGTATAAACGATTGTGATGGTTGTAGACTTACTGTGTCCACGAGGAGCGCAGACAGCTACAAACTTGTCATCAGAACAACATAGTTCCCACCATTCACGGTGGAAATTTGCGAATTGGCTAGCATCATCGAAGAAACTAACTAGACAACTAGAAGCAAAACCTTCTACAATGGCTGCTGTTAGCTTAGGCCACTCAGGTTTTTTTACGCTCGCGTTTGCTGGTTTCACTCTTCATGCTCCCATTCTTGTTCCGACTAAAGGAACGATTTTCTCCGGGATTCTGAACGAATAAATTAGCTAAACCGTTCTGACCACCCTTACTAACTGCTTTCTTATGACCAACATCACCTTTAAGTTTAGTTGGGGAAGTGCCTTTAGCTTTTGCCACGGCTGACCTCGCTGAGTTACGTTGTGCCCGGTCCTTCACACGATTCTTCTTTTTCGTGTGTTCCCAGTTCAGTTCCTTCTTGTAGTCCCTCTTTCCGTTAGTCATGTAAGGCAATTGTGTTCCCCTTAGATAGATTAAGTTTCTTAGGAATCACAGCTAGGTTGCTCCAAATATGGAGACCACACACATGCTTACCTTTTAATGGAATAATATGATCTACGTGCCATTCGATCTTTGTAATTTGATTGCGAAGTTTCCGTAATTCATGCGCTTCAGAAGTTACAAAAGAAGTAAGCTCATCTTGGATTCTAGCTTGCTTTGCACGAGTGGCCCTAGCATTTGCTTTATCGCGTAGACGTTGTGCTTCTCTTTCAGGAGTGTTTTCTAGTGGACTGATTCGTTTCAATGATCCTACACGTTTTAAGTAGTAGGCTCTATTCTTTTCTCGATGGTATGCCAGTTGTTCAGATCTAGGAAGATCCTTGTAGGTCACGTTCGTCATGAATGGCATATGATCCGTCCTCTTGTTGAATGACAGTTTCGCCTTCAATGTACTCAACTTCTGGAAGCTCGTCTACTTTTTTCTGTACGAACTTTGCGAAGGAATCGGCGAGTTGTTGTAGTTGTGTTGCAGTTGAAGTCTGCTCAATAATCTTAGTAGGTTGCTTACGAATAAGCTGACGCTTATCTAGGATAGTGTTGAATGCATTGTTCAGATCGCGCATTTTAGCTGGCATACGTTTGATCTTGCCTGTGCGTTGATCATAAATATGTTCGCCATTTTCGATTGAATCAACTAACTTCTCCAAGGTCTTGTCTATAATCTTGGTGAGTTTCGCGTCCAATTGCTGTTCTTCTTCGGAGCGGATTGTCTTCTCCATCTCCTTCCACCAATCTTTATACTTCCAAGTGTCTAGCGTTTTAACGGGTACTCCGGTTAAACGACTAGTCTCAAGGCGGTTGCCAGTTGATAGATAGGTTGTAACAGCTTCGATGCGTTTGCTTTCTTTCCAATGACCACTGTCATGGGTTGTGCGTTTATTTGATTTTACATAGACCATGCGACCCATAAGTATCTCCTCAGACAAAGTAAATTACCATCTAATAATAATATTATATCAGACAATTCTAATAAAGTCAAGACATATTTACAAAGTAAGACGAAATAAATATTTATTTAAGACCAAGTATACCTATTGACTTTAAGACAAGTATGTAGTATAATAAAATCTATTATATATAATACTTAATATAAAGACAATAATATGTCTTTTATATTATTGGATTTATATTTAGTATTATTAGTTATTATGAGTATATATGGTTTTTATATATACGAAATAATAACTATATATGTTTTTAATGTTTTTATAGTATTTAATATAGTATAGCCAAACGCGAGGTTGGGTACAACAACCCGACCGAGCAGCAAGTCAACGCTAACCCACTCAGAATCAATTAAACATACAAAGGTATATGCAGGTATAGCTAATCTATCTAAAACCTTTATAATAGCTCTACAATCAATTTAGATTAGCGCGGGCTATGACGCCCTACCCTAAGATAAATAAATCGATTCTAGAGCGATTCTGAGTGGGTTAGCGTTGACTTGCTGCTC